GCAAGAAAAACCGCAATTTCAAGCCCGAAAAAATCTAGAAAAGCGTCTTGAAGACGTTTTTCAGGCTTTTAATCTTGGAATAATTGACGAGGAAGATTTTAATTTTTTAGCCTTTGACGTTAGCAAAAAGCTGGATGCTCTTGAAATAAAAGACCGCGCTTCTAGTATTCTAACGTGGGGGAAATATTACTTTCCTGATAAATTTACGTTAGATTTTTGCATTGAATTACATGAGTACCTTGTATCTATTGCTGATGAGCCATTTACTGATACCCTAGCCCCACGTGGGCACGCTAAAACTACTATCAAATGTTTCCTGATACCGCTTTTCTACGCCTTGAATGAGCCAAATAAGTTTAGGCATTACGTCAATATTCAATCCACGGCGACAAAAGCTATCGCGGTCAATCTTTCTATACGTGAAGAACTGGAAAAGAATGAGCTTTTGTTACGTGACTATGGCGACATGGTTACCAAGGAAAAATGGACAGAAAAGCAATTTGTACTCAATAATGGCGTTGTATTCACCGCCGTGGGCGCTGGCGAATCTTTCAGGGGTAAAAACTACAGGAACATACGCCCCGACTATATAATTCTTGACGATCTATATGATGAGGACGATATGGAGAACCCCGAGGGAATTGCAAAAAAAAACCGTTGGTTTTGGGGGACCATTTACAAATCCACGGCAATCGGCAAAAAAACTTGTATCCACATTCAGGGAACCGCCATCCATAGTTCGGATCTAATGCACCAACTTAAAAAAAGCTCACGTTGGATATTCCGAAAATTTACTGCTTGCGTCTTTGAGACGGGGTACGTGTTGTGGAAAGAAAACAATACTTTAGAAAAACTTATCGCAGATCGTGAGGATATGGGTAGCATTATCTTTAACCGCGAAATGTTGAACGAGCTAAGGGACGATCACGCCTCTATCATTAAATCGAGCTATATTCAGGTGATAGACGAACTTCCCGCCGGCCTTAGTTTTGAGTACAGAGTGGGCGCAATTGACCCAGCAGAGAAAACAAAGGAGATCAACGATTACACGGCGAAAGTAGTTCTTTACGTAACAAAAGAAAGAGATGTTTATATCGTGGACATACGTAACGACAAGTTTACTTTTCATGAAAACAAACTTGACGCGATAGAAATGCACCAAAAACACAATCTAGCCATCGTTCCTTTTGAAACCAACAAAGCCTATGGGCTTTTTGAGGAACTACAGAGGACGACGGGCGTACCTGTAAGGGAGCGAATAACAACCAAAGACAAAATCACGCGCTTAATATCTGTGTCAGCTTTTTTTGAAAATAAGAAAGTCTTCTTCGTTAAAAAGAACATAAAAGAAAAACTCTTGACGGAAGCCATTGAGCAGTGCATCTATAATGCACCTACACATGACGATATCCGCGATGCTATCGTGCTGGGCCTGGAAGAAATAAAAAGTTTACGTCACGCATTTGTGGGATAGGAGAAAATTTGAACATTTTACACCGAATGAAAAACATTTGGAGCGCGTCCGCAAAATCTAGCGTATTCAATACCCCAATGTTTGGGGATTCGTCAGTTGTTGGCCGTAAGAAAATATCAACCGACACGGACGAGCTTGCCGCGTATGGTGGCTATGCCGCTATAGTATCTGCCTGCGTAGACGCCATAACAAGGGACGTCATATCTCAAAAGTTGACGTTTAAGAATTCCAAAACAGGTGAGATAATTGAGAACTCAAGAATACCTGCCAACATACTGGCACCATACATGGGCAACTGGCGGGGCCTTTGGTTGCGTGATGTGCTCAATGTTGTTGTGCCGTCTAAATTATTGACGGGAAACGCGTTTATCTGGAACACAACCGGTACGGCCTACGGTCAAAGCGCAAGGATAAAAGATGCATTTATTCCCGTTGCTTCTCATAACGTAAAGATAAATCTTAACGTCAATGGTGAGGGCGTTGATTATTATGATGTTAAACTTGGCGGGATGGTCTACCAGGTTCCGCCTGATGAAATGATTCATATCCGGCAAACGCCAATTTACAATCCATTCGTAGGCGTCGGAAACGTCGCTAAAGCGCGTCTGTTGATTGAGGGCGAATACGCAGCCACTGAATATATAAATGCCTTTCTAAATGAGGCACAGGGCGCACCTACAATGATCATGGTGGATAAAACGAATTACATGCATGAGGAAAAAGTTAGAATGGCGGACATGCTAAAACAAAAATGGTCTTCTAAAATCATGTATCTGAATGTGGGATCAGACGGCGCGGACATTGTGCAAAACTCTTTGCTTACGAGAGATTTTGATTTCCTGGAAAAAAGAAAGTTTGATATGGATTCCATTTTGTCCGTGTTTGGCGTTCCAAAACTTGTCCTTGGGATTCCTGATGGATCAAACAGGTCTACGTCAAGCAATCAGATCCCTTTATATTACAAGTCTACCGTTAACCCTTGCATAAAAGAGATCTCCTATTTTTTAACCAATCATCACGTAAGAAAATACTCAAACGATATAGAAGTATGCCTTGAGACTCACGCTTCTGGCGATATTGCGGACGTTGAAAGAATGCTTTTGACTGGCATTATAACACCGAATAGGGCCGCTGAGATGATGGGCCAAGATATCGACCTAGGAGCACCAGGCAGGGACGTTTTCTATATCCCTAACTCTGTATCTGTTGGCGGGTTAGACGTGCAAGACACGCCCCCAGAGACCTACATGGAAACAGTGGAAGATGAAGAAAAGATGTCCCGTAAAGATTTAAAAGACCCGCGAAACGTTGACGCAATAGTGGAAACATTTAACAAGGCCACGGGTTTTGATAGACTTTATCAAGCCCGATTTGTTAGAAAGTCGCTTCTGTCAAGAAACGCTATCGAGGAGAAGTATTCCGCCGTTATCTCGCAATACTACAAAGGGATCGAAGAGGGCGTCTTAGATTTATTCAAGAAAAAATTTGACGTAAAGTCTGAGGCTGCAAATGATGAGCTTATAAAAGACCTTGAAAATGAAGTCATAATTTATTTGAATGCACTAATACAATTGGAAAAAGAAATGTTGACGCCGCTTTATACTTCAGGGGTCCAACGTGCTATTGGAGACGTAAACGCCATCACTGGGTCGGGTATAAACGCCTCATTCTCTAACCCATTTGTGAAGGGGGCAGTAGAAAACCTTGCGAACAAAATAACCGGGGTTTTGACCGAAACAACAAAAAAAGATTTACGTAAACTATTCGCAAGAGCCATAGACGAGGGCTGGAATACCAACGCAATCCAAGACGAGATTCAGAGAAAATTTGAGCAGTACCAAACAACCAGGGCCCGAATGATTGCCAGGACCGAAGCCCGCATGGCTTGGGACGCAGGCGCAGAAGTTGCATACAAAGATATAGGCGTTGAAAAAGTTGACGTCATAGGCTGTACAATGTTTGAATGGGACTCAGATTGTGGGAGAAGGGGTATACCTGTAGGCCTGATAGGCTCATTAAAGTTCCACCCAAACCATATCGGCTCACTAGCGCCAGCAGAGGAATAACAATGAACGTAAAAGAATGCGTGATACAAGACTACAAAGTGATGGACGACGCGGGAGCGACATACATAACCGGTTATGCCAACACAAAAGGCGTTGAAGACAGCTATGGCGATATCGCTATGTCAATAAACGGGGAGCCCGTTTATAATTTGACGAAACGCTTCCAGTTTAACCCCGTTGCGCTTGTAGACCACGGGCGGAGTGTTGGCAATATCTTTGGGGCCTTTATATTGGGCCCAGGTGCGACTTTTGAAGATGAGCGCGGTCTACATATCAAGCTAAGGCTTATGGACGACCCACAGACAGAAATAGCACGCCATGCTGTTGCCGCTTACAAATCAGGGGTAGCAAGAGCGTTTTCGATTGGCGGCGAGTGGATGTACAACGACCCTAAAAACAAGAAACATTTGACGTCAGCTATTATCTATGAGATTAGTGGTGTCGCAATTGGCGCGGACCCTGTGGCATTGTCTAACTCTCCAACGTATAAAGCATTTGACAAAGAGGCCGAAGGGTCCCAATCCCAAAAAGTCTTGGAACTTTTAATAGCAGAGTACCGGAAAAGTTTGTCGTCACAGGTTTTGTGGGCAATTGAATATCTACAAAAAAGAAAAGGTGACGTATGAGTTTAAAATCAATCATCGAAAAAATGATTCTTGACGGAAAATCTGACGCTGATATCGCTGTCGCAGTATCTGACCACAAGGAAGGCGAAAAAAGCGCATCTACCGATACTATCGTCTCTTTGATCTTGGCCGGCCGTAAAGCCGCCGATATCCAAGCATCTTTGGGAGCTAAACTTTCAGCACGTGCAGCAGAAGAAGCTTTGGAAGCTAAAGCCGCAGCAGACGAAGAAAAACTTGACGCAAAACTTAACGAAAAGCTAAAAAGTATCGGTATTTCACCCGGAAAGTACGCCGCTCACAAAACCCTTAAACGGTTTAACCACACAACCGGCAAAGTTGAAGATGTAACCGGGTTTACTGACGCATACAAAGGTTTTAATGATCTAATATCCGCCGTACACGCAAAAGATTCCGCTTCAGCTAAATCTATTTCTAACGAAATTGACCGCGAGAATGACCGGTATGAAGCGGCTTTGAGTGGGAAAGCTACCCCTAGCGTTTCTGACGTAACAACACGCGGCGGATTTGCAATACCTACCGAAGTTTCTATGGTTATCTCACAGCTGACACAAGCTTCTTCCTTGGTTTTGCCTTACGTAAACAAAGACAACGTTGTCTATAATTCTAAAATCTACCCTGTCATGTATGGAATCGATGTTGCGTATATTGCCGACCAGTCCACAGCAATTGGCGAATCTAACCCAACTTTCACCAACCCAACAGTGAACATGAAGCGTTTGGGTGCTTATTCTGCCATCTCAAACCAAATCATTTACCAAAAGGGCGCTGATTTGGTTAACGCATTCATTGCCGCTTATTCGTCCGCATTGGCAAAGAAACTTGATCAACAAATCACAATTGGTAACGTAACAGGTAGCTCAGACGGCGTGGATGGTATCGTTTTTGACGCGCTTACAAGTTTGCCAACCCCTAAAGCGTTTGCCGATTTGACCGTAACGGACTTGCGAAACATCTTGAACACTTTGAGCGCAGACGCTTTGAGCGCTTCAACTGTTTTTATGGGCAATAGAAAAGTTGTCGGGGCTATCGGGTTGCTAGAGACCACTGGTGGGATACCCTACTTTCCGCGATACATCGACGGCGGAAAAGTTGCGCCGTTTGGTACGCCACTTATCGAAGTCCCGCAAATCGCTTCGACGCTAGACGTTGGCGGAGATGCACGTGTTGGCGGTACTGATGACGTCCTTATCTGTGCTGATATGTCAAAAGTTATCGTTGGCCTTTCACGTGAAACAAGAATTGATTCTTCACAAGATTTCTTGTTTTTGAATGATGTTATGGTTATGCGCGTCATTAAAGATTTTGGTTGCAAAGTTCTTTCCGGGACTTCTACGGCAGGCATTGTTGCTGTTGCCCAAGAGTTGACCAACTAAAATGGAATACGTAGTGACCTGTGAGCGCGGCGTCGCTTACCTAGAAAACGGTTTTGAGGGTGGCGAGCTTGCCACTTTCAAAAAAGGGGAAATTATCAGGGAAGCCGATATTTTAAGGGGCCGCATCTCGGCCCCTGCCCTTGAACGGCTTGAAACTGTTGGCAGAGTTCAAAAAGTTGACGGCCAAAAAAATAAAGAATTGAAAGGATTTAAAACAAAATGAAGAAATTGACGTTGCTTTTAGTAATTAGCGCTATTTTTTTTTCATCATCCGTCCACGCTGATCAATTCAGAACCGTTCGCGTGAACGGGAAACAGGTTATTTCCAGACAGCCCGCATTTGCGGTCCAGACGTTGACAGCCGGCCAAGCGGTGCCAAACCTTGCCAACGGTACGGTTATAATTACCGGGATTAATACTAGCGCGACTGCAATCACTGGGTTCACCGGCGCAATCGCTGGCAATATTATTCATATTGTTGGTGGCGCAACAACAACCTCAAACGCAACCACAATCGCAGATTCTGGCGCGTTTAAATTGAACGGGGCCTACACCGCGACCGCTAACCACACATTGACCTTATTTGTGCGTGGGAATGCCGACTATGTAGAACTCGGCAGGTCCTCTAACTAATGCCCATCTGCACGTCTGCAGACGTTTTCCAGTTCACGGGTTCACCCTCAGACGTGCAGACAACACAAGCCGCCGCTGTAACGTCACTTATTGCAAACGTTTCAAATTATGTAGAATCTTACATAGGTAGAAAAATACAGACACTTGCAATAAGTAACGTTATCTTCCAAGACGGTTTGAATTGTGAAATATTTGGCTCAAAGTTATACCTGAAAGGGATCTACAGAGATCTTTATTCGATAAGTTTGATCAAAGAAAACGGCGAGACATTGGCAGCCGTTGCAGCTTACAACGATTCAGGTCAATACAGGCTAGATCCTACCGTGGGAGCAATAATAAGAGCGGGCCAGGACTGGAGCCTTGAACCGTTCGCTATCCTCATTACAGGAAACGTTTGCGCGGGTGGGGCGTCTGGGTTTCTAGGGATTAAACAACTCGTTATAGAAATAGTGGCCTCAAAAGCGGGCCTATTAAAAACCGAGATATTGACCGAATCGGGAAGCATCGATACAATCAGGACATTAAGCGAGACACAAATTAAAAACATGCTGAAATCTTACGTAACGAGGGACATATAATGGCATTAGGCGATGGAAAAGGTCGGTCGGGGTTACAATTTGGAACGCCATCTAGCGTGAGCGTTGGCGTAACGTCTACCGCTGTTTTGACAGCCGCAAACGCTGTTTCGTGCGAGTATATTTCTATCGTCAATGATTCAGATCAAGTCATTTATGTTGCAATAGGCGCAGCCGCGCAAATGAACAAGGGGATTAGATTAAACGCTGCAGGGGGGTCTATTGTGTTTGAGATGCCAACAATCCCGACAGTTGCAATCAATGCAATATGTGCATCAGGAAGCAAAAATCTTTGCTTGCAGGTTGCTAGCTAATGGGCCTCTATAACCCGGAGTCCCCTCTGATATTCCCGTTTTCAACTTTAACCGACGAGGCGACTGTAGCCATAAATTTGACCGCATCTAATAATTTCAATTTGACATTGGGTGGAAATAGGACTTTGGGAGTCCCAACTAATCCAATACCCGGTCAGTCAGGCGTTATATCTGTTCGCCAGGATATTACCGGCAGCAGAACGTTGGCCTACACATGGCCCTATCAATTTATTGGGGGAGCAGCCCCAACGCTGTCGACGGGTAAACTATTTCTCGATCAAGTAATGTATCTGGTTAATAGTTACGCAACTAATTCGGTTACTGTAACAATAGCAACGCCCGCAGTGATGACTTGGACTGCTCATGGATTAATATCTGGACAAGAAATCCAACTTACAACAACGGGGGCTTTGCCGACTGGGCTTTCAATCAATACAAGCTATTTTGTGACGGTAATAAATTCAAATACTTTTAATTTGTCGACAACAATAGCAAACGCGCAATCGGCTGTGTTTGTTGCGACGTCCGGGACACAATCGGGTGTTCATACAGCGGTGCATTTGAGCATTACGTTAGCTATTAACCAAGCTGTGTTGTAAATTGCTTCTATCTACCTTTGCGCAAGATGGCGCATTTGTTACAACCTGGAACACGGAAAACGCAGGATCCGCAACTAAAACGATTGTTATCCCGACATCTTCTTCTGGAGTCTATTCCTGCACGGTCGACTGGGGGGACGGAAAAACAGACTACATGACAACGTATAACAGCGCATCATGGACGCATGTTTATACAAATACGGGCACTTATACCGTCAAAATTTACGGCAGGTTTTCCGGTATATTTTTTAATAATGCCGGGGATAGACTTAAAATTTTAACAGTTGAAAAATGGGGCCATGATTTTCGTTTAGGCGTATCGCAAGGATCCTATTTTAGCGGGTGTGCTAACCTAACGATAAAAGCAACGGGAATTCTAAATTTATTGGGCACAACTTCTTTGGCTTCAGCATTTAACGGATGCACGTCAATGATTACAATTCCAACCATTAACTCCTGGGATACTGGTAACATAACAAGCATGGCCTCAATGTTTAAGGGGTGCACTGTTTATAATCAAAATTTATCTGAATTCAAAAGTTTAAAAGTTACGTCAATGAGTGAAATGTTTTCCGGTTGCTCTGCATTTAACGGTTCGGTTTCGGGATTAAATACTGCACTTGTAACAAACATGAGTAGCATGTTCAGCGGTTGTACAGTGTTTAATCAGCCCATTTCAGGATTCAACACTTCAAATGTAACGTTAACTTCCTCGATGTTTTTAAATTGCATAGCATTTAATCAGGGCGTAAATACCTTTGACACGGCAAAGGTTACAAGCATGGCAAGTATGTTCAACGGCTGCACGTCATTTAATCAGGATGTTTCCAATTTTAATATTGCAAAATTAACGACGGCAGCGAACATGTTTTCAGGGTCAGGTTTCTCGCAAACCCAATACGTGAAGCTGTTGCATTTATTCACCGGCTGGCCGTCTCAATCCACAATATTGAGCTCTTTTTCATTTTCAGCAGGAACCGCAAAATATACAACGGGCAGCTCATCGGCAGGCCGAACATTTTTGATTTCAACAAAACTCTGGACTATAACAGATGGCGGTCTTGCGTAATGAAAAACATTATTTACCCAATTCATCAAGTTTTCTTTATTGCCTACAGCGGCGATATATACGCATTCGGCGAAGTTTTGCCAGACCAATGCATGGGCACCGGGCTTGATATTCTCGAGACATTTGAGGACCAATTGGTGTATAATGCGCGTCTATCAGAGCTTGGGCTGCAGCAACAAACGGGAGATATATCATGACAATTTCAACATTCGCACCAGATTTTGATTATAATGACGCTAGCAAAACTCTTGGCGTTGATAAAGTTGACGTACTTAGTGCTTCATTTGAGGCAGTGGACGGGACGACCCCCTTCACGGTAACAAGCACGACAAAAGTAACAAACCTTAACGCAGACAAAATCGACGGTCTAGATTCTACTGCATTTTTGAAAGTCTCCAATAATTTATCAGATATTGCAAACGCGGGCACGGCTCGCACGAATATTGGGCTGGGCAACGTGGACAACACGGCCGACACGGCCAAGCCTGTTAGCACAGCCGCGCAGGCCGCTCTTGACCTGAAAGCGCCGCTGGCGTCCCCCGCATTCACAGGCACGGTCACGGGCGTGACCAAGGCAATGGTCGGCCTGGGCAGCGTGGACAACACGGCCGACACGGCCAAGCCTGTTAGCACGGCCGCACAGGCGGCCCTTGACCTGAAAGCGCCG